CGACCTGACGTCCAAGGCTGAACTGGCCGGCCCACCGACGGGCCGTGCTTTTGCTCACGGCTGCGATCTGCGCAGCTCGGCCGACGCTGATCAGGTCGTCGGGCTCGGGCTCTGGAGGGAGGGCGCACGGCTCGGCCGTGGCAGCGATCAGAGCGGCCTCAGCGGCCTCTAGAGCGGCTCGGGCTGTGCGGACGGCGGCAAGGGCCTCCAGCGCGGCGGAGCGGGCGTCTGCGGCCATGCTGCCTCCCGCCCTGGTGATGGGGTGCGGCGTCCCCGCCGGTGCTGACAAACCCGAGGGAGACGCTCGGGGCACCCCACACCGACGGGGTTTCCGGTATCCGCCACCGCGCCGCGCGGCAGACGGTCGGGGGTGACCTTTCGCGGGGAGCGCCCGCCCGCTACACGCGAGCCATGACGCCAGCCGCATTTCTTCGCGTAGTGGTCGAGCTGAATGCGACGGCTCTGTCGGAGTCACCGCGGAGCTGGCGTGCGGCGGTCAACACGATCCTGACCACAGACGCCCTATTCGGGATTATCCACGCCTACCTAGTCGAGCGCGGCGAGCGGGCCGACAGGGACACCGATTACCGCGATGAGGTGGCAACCGCTTGCCGGGAGTTCGCCCTTCTCCGCGACATGGCCTTCGCCCTGAAGCATGGGAAGCTCACACACCGCGGCGCCCGCCTGGTGCGCCACTCCAAGGCCCTCCGGAAGGATCCGCCGGCGACCCTCAGCGGGACCTTCATCTTGGGCCGCAGTTTCTTGGGAGGCAGCCCCGTCATGATCCGGAAGGACGATGGCACCAGGATCGCCGTCTACATTCTCGTGGAGGCCGTGCTTGTGGAGGCACGAGCCCGAGTTGCGGGCCTGCCCACCTAAAGCCCTAAGCTCCACCTCAACTGAACACCGGAGATCCGCCATGCCTGCCGCCCTCCAGCCTTCCGACTTCGTCTTCAAACCGGCTGATCAGTTCGCTCTCGGGTCGTTGGTGTTGGTGAGCAAGGACCCTGTCGCGAAAGGGACGGTCCCGGCCTCCATGGCCGTTGTGGTGAGCACCACAACCTTCGGCCCATCCATGCCGGCCCTGTTCCTTCTTGGTGACATCCTCAGCGACAAGACTCCGTATCCGGCGGGGCAGTTCATCGCGGCCACCACCGACGAAGGCTTGCTGAAGACTGAGGTCGCTGGGATCGAAGCCAAACCCACCATCGAGCTTGACCCTGCCAAAGCCCAGTTCGGCGTAGGCGTCTTGCGCGCTATTCGCCTGACGTCTGCCGGCGCGGTGATCGACACGGCGAGCTCCGGCTCCGGCCGACAGTTGCTGGACTTGGCTTCGTGGACGATCGCGCCCCCCGGTCAAGGGGTGCTCTCCGGCCCCTACCTGACGGGTTGCGCCTTGTCTTGGTATGCGCCTTCGGGCGGAGTGGCCGTGGCCACCCTGTAGCGCCGCGCAGACAGGCAGGATCGCTAGCGCCCTAGCTCTCCCCCGCCTGCGCTGCGTCCCGCTCGGCCTGAGCGCGCGCCTCAGCCTCGGCGAGCCAAGCGTTCAAGGTGGAGCGGCGGGCGCAGATGGTGCCGCCCATCTTGAAGGTTGGGATTAAGCCCGCGTCTATCCGGTGCTCGGCGGCTCGCCGGGGCAGCCCAAGGAAGCCGGCGATGGCCTTGGCTCCATAGAGCAAATCAGGTTCGTGAACGGCGCTCATACTCGGGTGCTCCATGCGTGATCCATGCGTGACGGGCGCGCCGGAAAATATCGGGGCTGGCGGGAGGCTGCTGTTTTAGTTGAGGGTTCCCGGGGGGCTACCCTGTAGGAGAAAAAACCGCCCCGATAGATCGGAGCGGCGTAAGTTACTGTTGTGGATAGTATTCTACCGTGTCGTGACGGACTGTCTGTTTGTCATCATCACCGAACCCGGCGACATGATCCGCTCGTCGCCGGCCATCACGATGATCGAGGCCGCCGAGGCTGCGATGCCTTCGACGATGATCGTCTTACGTCCGCCGTGCCGCTTCAGGGCGGCATGGATGGCGCCGCCTTCAGTAGCGATGCCGCCGCCGCTGTTGATGCGGATCGTGACGTCGCGGTCGTTGCCGACCAGGGCCAAGGCCCGGATCACGTCAGGCGCGGAGAACCCGTCGTCCCAAAACCAGCCGCCGTCATCGACCGTGCCCGTAAGCACGATCGTGGAGTCGTCCACGAGTACGGTCATGCCGGAAATCCTTGTTCGTCAGGCGGAAGCTGAGGCGCAGGCGCTGGGTCCACTTTGGGGAAGGTCAGCCCAAGCCGCTGTTCCCGGCTGCGATCCGCAGCGATCCGCGCGTCCACCTCTTCAGGGTCGTAGCCTTCGGCCTCGATGCTGTCGGAGCGCGCCGTCCAGCCACGATCTTCAGCGAGCGCTTGGGCCTCGCGATCCTTCTTGGGATCGATCCACTCCCAGCGAGGGGGGATCCATTTCGCGGCGCTAAGCGCAGCGCGGTTGCGCGCAAACTCAGCGGGCGTGATTGGCACAGCGCCCGAGAGCACCGCGGCTTCTAACCACCGCAGCCACACGGGCCGGCAAAGCTGAAAGACCAGGACGGCGTGCTGGTATTGGTCGACACGCCGGCGGAACTCGACTTGGCCGCCTCGCTGGCTCCCGTAATTAGCCTTCGAGAGGTCGCCGCTGACGATGTGGTACGGGATGCCCAGCCCGGCGCTGATCGCGCAGAGCTGGCGGAATTGAAACGCCTCGTAGGATCCGCCCACTTCGGTCGGGCTTGAGAACTCGATATCTTCGCCCGGCAGCAGCACCTGCAGGCCGCCCGGCTCCATCGGAGCGATCACCGCGTCGTCTGCAACAACCACTTGCTCCGCGGCCACACCGTCGGGCGTCGCGAAGTCGTCGGCCCCGCTGAGCGGGTTTTCAGACTCGGCGGTGGGCTTCGTGATGAACCCTGCGAACATCGCCGCGACACGCTTTCGGTCGAGCTCGGCGTCGTCGTACTGGTCGAGCAGGTAGAGCCGGACCATGCCGGGCGTGATCGCGGGCTGGCCTCGCACCTGACCAGGGCGCATCGGCCGGTACAGGTGCAGCACGTCGGCGGCCGGAACGACTGTCCGCTCGAAGCTGGAGGCTCCAACGATGTTCTCGCCCGGATGGCGCTTCAGGAAATGGTAGGCGACCCGCTTGCCGATGCCGTTGAATTCTATCCCGCAGCGGATGACGTTGCCGTTCGGCGCGGTCCTGTTGTCGGTCAAGGGCAGAAGCTCCGACTCCAGCACCTGGAGCTGGAGTGGCACTGTCAGACCATCCTCCGCCCGGCGCGGGCGCAGCCGGATAAAGCACTCCCCCGCCTCAAAGGAGGCTCCCGCGGCAAGCGCTTGGAGACCATAGAAGTCGGTCAATCCATCCGCGTCAGCTTCGTCCGTCCAAGCCAGAAACGCCGCCTGAATAGCCTTCTTTCGTTCAGCGTCGGCGATCAGAGACGATGGCTTGATGCCGGTCCCGACCGCAGCGGCAATGAATCCCTCTTTCGCGTTCGCGGCGTACGGATTGTCGCGGCACATTTGCCGAGCGCGGGCGCGTAGGTCATCCCCGCCTGCCGCGAGGTAAGTGTTGATACTCGTACCGTCGCCGCGCCAGCTCGCAAGGCGGCGGCTCAGACGCGTTCCGCCGAAGTCGTTCAGGCTCGCGACAGCCTTAGGGCGCGGGTTCGTCCACGCGCCCGGCCGGGCGGTGCGCGTCCCCGAACTCTCCACCACTTACCAAGCCCGGACGGGATAGACCCGGCGCACCATGCGGCGGCTGGGTGTGAACGCGGAGATTTGCGCGTTAACTTCCGCGAGGCGTCGACGCACGTCGCCTGCATCCGAAAACTCCACCGTGCTTCCGCCGTCCGTGACCCGCTTGATCGGACTGTTAAGCTGCGCTTCCAGCGCGGCGCGGGCGGCTTCGAGTTCGGGCAGCGTCGCCATGTCAGCCCCCCCTCATGTATCCGCTACGGACCATCCGCCGGGCGGGCTTTGCCACCCTGGCGATCACGTGCGCCGGCGGCGCGCTGGTCGGCTCGTCGTCTTCATCGCCGGTCGGTTGGATGGTGATCTCCGCCGATAGGCGGTTCAGCTTCCATCCCAGATGCAGCAGCCCTGACAGGGCGGCATACGCGTAGACCCGGCAGTCCAAACCTTCATTGGCGCGACCGCGAGGCAAGTCCCAGACACGGAAGCGGCGCCCGCCGACGACCTTCAGGATGGAGCGCTCGGCGGTGAGTTGAGCGAAGTAGTTGGCGTCCCGCTCTTTCGGGAAGTGCATGTACCCGGGACCGGGCGTGGTCAGATGCAGGCGGTTGCGGATCGCGTCCTTGGCCGCATTCACCCCGATGATGAAGGGCCGGAACTTAGACCTATTCTTCGCGCTGGGCCGGCGGGTGGGCCAGATCGGCGACCGCTGGCCGCTCCGCTCGGAAGCGCCCTTGATGGCCCACACACGCCGGCCCAGCCGGGCCTTCGCGAATTGGTAGACCGCTTCGGTGTTCGCCCCGCCGCTGTCGATGCAAGTAGCCTCGACAACAAAGGGGCGGCCATCAGCGCGTCGCCACTTCCTCGTCAGATACTCGTCCAGCTTCTGGCGTGTCTCGGGAAGATCTGGGTCGCCGTCGATCACGTGATAATCGACTGACCAAGACTCCTCATTCCAGCCCCAGCCAACAACTTCGACCTCGAACCGGTCCGGCTGCGTGTCCACGCCAGCCGTGAGGATAGCCACGCCGTCAGGCACTTCGGCCGCAAAGGTTTCGCAGCGCTCAATCAGCGCCCGCTCGTTGAGCACCTGTTCGCCGCGGTCCTCGTACGGTTCACCCAGCACAAGGTTGATGAAGGTCTGGCGAGAGACCGGATCGGCCTTCACGCGCAGCCACTCGGCCACCAAGTTCGGCCATGCCGCGTTTGGGAACAGGCTGTAGCCGGCCCAGATGTGAAAGCCTGCATGTCCCTTGCACGGCTTGGTCGCGCGCCACTCGCCAGCGCCAACCATGTCCAGCTTGTCGTGCTCTTCAATCAGGCAGCCGTTGACGCAGACGTAGTGCGCCGTCTCGGGCCTGCCCTGCCCCGCCTCGTCCTTGTCCCACTTGATTCCGTAAGGCGTATCCACGCCGCCCCACTCCAAGACCTGAAGCTCGCCACAGTGAGGGCACGGCACGAAATAGCGGCGCTGATCACTTTCAGCCCATGACCGTTCGATCCGGCTTTCGCCCTGCACCGTCGGCGTGCTGCCGAGGATGATCTTGCGGTTCCAGAAGGACTCGCTGCGCTTGGTGCCCAGCGCGATCTGATCACCCTCCGTCCCGGCCCCGCCTTTGGGGTAGCCGTCCACCTCGTCGAAGCAGATGATCCGCGCCGTGATCCGGCGAAACCCGCCAGGGCTGTTCGCACCCGTGAGCGTAAGACTAGCTCCATTCAGGAACGTCTTCTTCAGGATGGTCTGGCCACTGTCCTTGGCCTTCGGGTCGCCAGCCAGGGTGGCCAGAACCGGGGTGTCCCGAAGCATCGGGGCGATCTCGGTCTTGCTGTAGTCCTCGGCGTCCTCGACCCGCGGCTGAACCACAAGGATCGGAGAAGGATCCTGGTGAACGAAGTAGCCGACGATGTGGTCGAGCACCTTGGTGTAGCCGACCCGCGCCGACTTCATCACCGTGATCATCCCGACCGACGGGTCGGTGACCGCGTCCATCATGCCGACCTGGTACGGAAACGCCTGGAACCTTCCGGTTTGGGCGCTGGTCTCCCTCGAGAGCACGGCATGTCGACCAGCCCACTGGCT